TCAGGGCGCTGAAGCTGTAGCGAAACCCCACGCCGTTATCATCCACCACCACATCGCTGTTGGTGTACGGCCACACCACATCCGACGGACGGTCCTGAACGAACGTCAGCGTCTGACCGTTCCATACCGGCATACAGCGCATCGCAGAGCAGAAATCACTGAGAACGTCCCACGCCTTACGCTGTTGTGCCAGGTACGCATTAAAGGTCATCCGCGGCTCGGTCCCCCCGAAACCATCCGGGACCGTCTGGTCGCAGTACTGCCCGATGGCATACAGCGCCCACTTGTCCACATCCGCCGCCCCCAGACGTTTTCCCATGCCGTAGCGCGGGTGAGTCAGCATGTCCCACAGACACCAGGCCGGGTTGTTGCTGTATGCCGGTTTCAGACTGCCGTCCCAGATACCACTGTACGTGCGTTTTTCCGGGTCATAGTTTGACGGCACCTGGATGATGCGACCGCGGATATGGTAGTTCACCGTCATCTGCTGGCCGCCGAACTGCTCCGCATCCACCTGCAGCCCCACAATGGCCGTGTTCGGGTAGCACTGTTTCACATCGATGATTTCGGTGTATGACGACCACAGCGTCTTATTCTGCAGCTGGTCCGTGGTGCTGTCCGCCGTCTCCCTGACCATCCGGATGTTAAAGGGCCGGGGAGGCAGATTATCCAGAATCACCGAGGCCAGGAACTGTGAGGTGGTCTTGCCGTTAATGGTGACGTCCTTTTCTGTCACCCAGTTACCGTTACGCTGTAACTGAATCAGCAGGCGGACGGATGCCGGGTTACGGTCACCCTTTGAGGTGGTCTCCACCAGTGACTGCACCCCGAAGGTAACCCGCAGGCGGTCAATGTTCGCGGACGTAATGGTGCGCGTCACCGGTTTTGCCTTCGTCACTTCCACGCCCAGTCCGGTTTCAGCTCCGGAGGACTCAAAGCCTTCCGGTGGTGTCTGCTCCTGCTCCCCGGCGCGCCAGACCGCGGTCACACCGTGTATCACGGGATTGCCGTCCGTGTCCGTCAGTGGGGTTTTGTTCACCAGAATACTCTGCAGCCCCTTCACCGGACCTTCAATCGGCCCTTCACCAATCGCATCAATCACGCTCATCATCTGCGTGGACTTAAGATTGTCCTTTGCCTCAACCGGCGTGTGCGCCTTGCCACCACCTTTGCCCATTGTCTCACCCTTTACTGTGATAACTGTTACGCACAAAAACAACAGGCATCCCGGAGGATGCCTGTATCATGACTGAATAAAAATTCTGAATATCTTCACATTTTCTGTACGCCCCCGTGGCAGATATCATTCCCGGGCGTTACAGTTTTTTCGGGCCAATAAAAACAAAACTCCCTGTGGTTAATCTTCATTTTCTGTTCCCGCAGCCTTCGGTCACTGCGGGATTTTTTTATTCTTTTTACCTCTGCCGCCCGATAACCACCACCTTCCCGTCACCGCCTTCATCACGGGTACTGATGTCCTGGGAGATTCGCCGTGAGCCAACCAGCATTTCACCGTAAGGCACCGGCATCGGGTTCCCCTGTGCAATCATGTTATCCAGCGAGGAAAAGTACGTGTTCTGTCTGCCATTATCCGTGCTTTTGTACTCCGGTACTTTAGCCTTCGGGGCCAGCATCTGAGCCACACCACCCAGTATCATGCTGGCCCCCAGTGAAAACAGCATCGTGGTGGCAGAAAAACCACCGGCTGCCAGGGCTGAACCCCATAACGCCATTGATGCCCCGGCAGTGAAGAACGACCCCACGATGGCCGCCGCCCCCAGCACAATCTGCAGTCCGCCCTTTCCGGCTCCCGGCCAGTCGCGGCACAATATGGATGACCGCCCCCTCACCCAGAGGTTCGTGAAGACGGGCGTACACCGCCTCCGGTGCCGTGTCCTCACCGCGAATACGTATCTGGTACCAGCCTTCGTTCATCTGACGGCGGAATCCCGGCACCTGTAACGACAGCGCCCGGATGGCTTCCGCTGCCGTGTTCACATACAGGCTGAGGCGGCGGCCAAATCGTTGCAAATCCCCGTGAAGGCAGATGCGTGCCAGTGGCGGTGACGCCAGACAGAATGCGTTCGTCGTTGCCATTTTTCAGAATACCTCTCCCGTTTACTCAGTTGTTCAGGCAGATGGTGAAGCAGTTCACCGTTGCCGCAGTAAATGGCGGCATGATTGGCCACCGATGCGCCAAAGCAGCACAGCAGGATATCGCCCGCCTGTGCACGGGACAGGGACACCCGGCAAAAGCCGGTGGCCTCCATATTGTCCAGGTACAGGTTCTGACCGTTACGCCACCAGTCATCCTCACGCTCAAAATCCGGCATATCAATTCCCGCCAGATGGTATGCATCCCGGAACAGCGTGTAACAGTCCGTCACCCCGTGCTCAAAGCGCCGTCCTGTCAGATGTGGCACACAGCGGAATTTATGAATTTCCCCCCGGCAGACCAGCCACCAGGACAGTGCACTTTTTATCTGCAGCCGCCGGTCGGACCTCGCTCAGCCAGGGCAGACCACCGGGATGACTGTGGACCAGTGCCACAATCTCCCCCTGCATCTGTGCCTGCAGCCAGTCTTCCGGTGCGATACGAAAATACGCCTCCGGCTCTGCAGAAATATTCACACAAGGGATATACCACTCCCCCTCCGGCGTGCTTATCACGAAGCCGCACGACTCCGCAGGCGCACACCGCCGGGCATGCGCCAGAATCGCTGATTCAGTCTGTGTCATAAACCGGGATTTACTGCGAAAGTTTGTTAATGGAAAGGAAACCGCCAAAATTAGCCACCATGCCGCGCATCTCACACCCGCGCATGCACTTGCTGCATCTGTCCTTACGGATATCCGTGGTGGGTTTATCGAACTCATCCGCCACAGCCCCGCCCGTGTAACCACACTCATCAGAGCGGTAGGTCCACATACAGGTATTCGCCAGCATAATGCGACCGGGAAACAGCGCTCCGTCCGTCTCCGTCGGTGTCGCCAGCACAAACGAGGCCGTCATGGCCGTCAGCTCTGACATCTGCTCCACCACCCAGCGGTCGCTCAGCTCCTGCTCCGGGTCCGCTTCCGGATTGCCTGCCACAAAATTCACCGCATCCAGAAAGCGGGCATACACCCGGCGGCGGACCACCGTGGCCCCCACCAGGCTCTGCAGGTCCTCCGCCATTCCGGTGACCAGACCGAACAGATTCGACACCGTCAGCGACGGGCGGGCACTGCTGCCCTTCCCGTTCATCTCAAAACCGCTGCCGTCAATCGGGTATGCCTGATATTCCCGCCCTGCCAGGTAACCGCCTCCCCTTTTTCATTCAGCTCATTGCAGAAAAAATACCGCTCACCACCCTGCACCGTCAGGTCGATTTCCCAGAGTACCACCCGCGGTGACTGCTCTGATTTAACCGACTCGTTCAGACTTTCTTCGTGAAATATCCTGCATCAGTTCACCACCTGCTTAAACTCCGCGCTGAACTCAACGCGCAACATCCCGACCCGCGCAGACCACCCGGCACAGGTCACCTTTATCTGCCGGTATGCATAGGGTGGCTTCCACAAAAATGCCTTCCAGCCTCCGTGCTCTGCCAGGAACGCTTCCAGATGCCGGGCCTCCTCCCGGGTCACGGAAAGCGTCACACGGTATGTTTTCAGGTCAGCATTCAGCCCTGCCGCCATACGCTGTGAGTACCCATCACCAAAACGCACTTCACGCACCGATGGCTGCGAGTTCACCTCCATATCCGGCTTCACTTTCCAGCGAAAGGTTTTCATCGTCCGCTCCCTGATAACATACCGCCATCACGCAACTGCAGCCGGAGTTCATCCTGCGCCCCCTTGCGGGCCATGTCATACACCGCCTTCATCAGCTGCGGCCCCGCCTGTCCGTTGATACCGTCGTTCTGAATCACCACGTGATTGTTCTGATTAAAATTAATACCTTCCGCCCGCCGCATCTGCGCCGGACTTCCGGCACCACCCACATAACCACCTTCCGCATAGCCGCGCATCAGACGGTAAAGATTCCCCACACCTATCCGGCTGGTTGCCTCTTTCGTGAAAACAAACTCCCCGCGGTGAACTATCCCCGCAGGCTCATATTTGCCGCCCGTCCCCGTAAATCCTCCGGTCGCGAAATGGAAGTTCGCCGCCGCAGCCTCAATGGCCGTCCCCGAGGAAGCAGATGCACCACCACCGAAAGCACCGCCAATGGCGCTGCCGATACGCCCGACAATGCCCACCATGGCCTGTTTAAGCAGGATTTCTGTCATCATGGACAGCACCGAACGGGTGAATCCCCGCCAGTCTGCCTCTGCACCGGTCAGCATCGCCGCCATATTCTGTGCAATACCGTCAAAGGTCTGCGTGGCCGCGCTTTTAACCTGCGAAAAACTGTCCGTCGCACTTTCTGCCCACTCGCCCCAGCCGGACTTCAGACCGGCCATCCAGCTTCCACGAAGCTGCTCCTCCGCAGACCAGGTGTTCTTCAGTGCAGATGTGGCCTTCGCCAGCGCATCCGGATTATCACCGTACACGTCACGAAGGCGCTGCTCTTCCGACTCCCGCTGCACCTGACGGTCGGTGAGGCCCCGCGCCTGGGCACTGATTGCCGCCTGCTTCGCGCCCTGCTGCTGCTCAAACCGCGCAGCCTGCTGTGCCAGCTCATTCAGCCGTTTCTGGTGTTCAACTTTGTCTCCCAGCTCAGCCAGCTGGCGTTTGTACTCCAGCGTCTCTTTCTCATGGGTCAGCAGGGATTTTTCCTGCTCAGATAACTGCCGTTTCGTGGCTGCCTCTTTCAGGACCGCATACTGATTTTCCGCTTTCCATAAATCGCGACGCTGCTGGCTGATTTTCCCATTCGCACCGCTGTGTTTTTCCAGCGTCCGGAGCTCGGTTTCAAGCGCCAGCAGGGCAGCATGCGCCTGGTCTTCCTGACGCTCACCGGCTGACACTTTGACTCCTGACGACTTCGGCTTTTTCAGCGTCGATTCATAATCCTTTTTCGCCGCCGCCATCAGCGTGTTGTAATCCGCCTGCAGGATTTTCCCGTCTTTCAGGGCCTTATTCAGTTCTTCCTGACGGGCGGTATATTTCTCCAGCGGCGTCAGCAGACGCTCATACGCCTTCTGCGCCTCTCCGGTATACTTCAGCTGTGATGCGTCCCGTTCGGCCCGGTCCCTGGCGGCCAGTTCACCGGCTTTTTCCATATCCGACTGCAGCGTGGCCGCTGCCAGCCCCAGACGGGCATTTTCCCGGTCATTCCATGCGCCCTGAAGGTTGGCCCGGAAAGAGGAGGTTTTACCGCGGCGCTGGCTCCGACTCTGGTACCACTGCCATTTTTTATCCGCCTCATCAAATGCCTTCTGCGCACTGGCGAGCATATCCGCTGAGGATTCCGGACGACCGATATCCAGAATGGCATCCCACATCGATTTGAATGCCTTCCCTGTTTTATCCGCCCAGGTCTCCAGTGTTCCCATGTTTTCTTTCAGGCGACGGGTCTGCTCATCAAAGCCTTTCGTGGCGATATCGTTCGCCGCCTGCAATGCCCCGGCCTCGTCTCCGGAACGCTGCAGCTGTGCAACATACGCAATCTGCTCTGCCGTCACGTTACGGAACTGGCGCGCCATCGCCATCAGTCCCGACGTCGGGTCAGTGGTCAGCTTCCCGAAGGCTTCAGCGACTTTATCCACCTCCACACCGGATGCAGACGCAAAACGCGCGACACTCTGGTTGATGGCATCAAACTGTTCACCACCACGCACACCGGCATTCACCAGGGCTGCCAGTGACTCTCTCGCCTGGTTAAACGTCAGCCCTGCTGCCTGCCCGGCTCTTGAGAGAGTCAGCATACGATCGGCAGTCAGTCCGGACTGATTACCGGAAAGAACCAGGGTTTTATTAAACGCTGAAAGCGTGGAATCCCCCTGGTACCAGGCGTACGCCAGCGCACCTGTCGCCACCGCCAGCGAGGTGACCCCGACCATCGGCAGGGTGATCGCACCGGCAAGCCCCCTGAACATGGGGATCATCCCGCCGAAGGAGTCCTTCACCTGACCGCCCTGTTGCAGCAGGATCAGCCAGGGATTCTGACCACCGGCAAGCTGCGTGGCGATATCCGTAAACTGTGCGGGCAGGGTTCGCATGGCCGCTTTATACTGCCCGACGGAAATCCCGGCTTTTTGTGCAGCCAGCGCCTGGCGGCTCAGGCCCTGTTCAACAGCACTGGCGGTTTTTCTGGCGTCGGTATCCAGACCTGAAAAATGACGCCTTACCCGGCTCATCTGCTCATCGAAACGGACCGCATCCAGACTAAGGTCAATAACAAGATCACCAACCGGCTGGGACATATCTCACACCTCCGGAAATCCCCGCTGAAGCCATCATTAATGCGGCATCATCCACCATGACATCCGCCACATCCGCAGACGATAAAATATCGCGCCCTCCGTCCCCACCGAACCGGACGCCTCCGGCAAGTCCTGCCGCTTTCTGCATCAGCATTTTGTCCTCATCCGGCCTCTCCACCTGCTCTTCCTCATGCCGGGGGACAAGCAGACTGAAATCAGAGGGATGCATATCCGGATCGCAAAAAAACAGGCTGAGTACAGCGTACGTCAGCCCGGAAAAATGCATATCCAGCTGGGTATCCTGAAAATAATGCGTGCGGTAAAAACGGTGCCAGTCGGCATATTCGGTGGATGTCATCCCGGCAAGCATGGCGCGCCAGTCGGGTCTCCCCATCTCACGCGCCAGTCTGAGGGCAAAGTTCAGCTCGCCGTCGAAGACTTTCCCGCAGAAAAATCATCATCAGTCAGCGTGTTATTTTTCGCCACTTCAGTAATATCAGTATCCGGACGAACAGCTTCGATCATCCCGGACAGGCACAACACCACGTCTTCCGCCCGGGCAATGGCATCGGCAGGCCAGGTGGTGAGCACTTCCTGCTCTATCTTCATCACGGCCTCATTCATTGACGGTGACTCCGTTTTCTGTGGATGGTTATGCCACAGGGACATCGCCACCAGAAACGCGCCGGTTCTGACAAGGTCTTCCACGCTCACCTGCAGGTTACCGCTGGCTTCAGCCTGTTCTGCCCGTCGTTTCAGCAGGGCAAGATGCTCGATACGCTGCAGCGCAGACAGCTCGGAAAGCGTGACGGACACACCGTTATATTCAAATTGTTCGGTTTTCAGAAACATGTATTACCTCCGTTTACCCTGCAGCGCCCGCTTCAGTAACGGTGACTTCAGCCACTGCGGCGAACTGACCATTTCCGCTCACCACAGGGATCTGCACCTTACCTGTCGCCACGCCGTTTACCGTAATTGTCATATCTTTCACACTAATGGTGGCTTTCGACGGATCGGCGGAAACCGCTCTGAACGTCTTGTCTGTTGCACTTTCCGGCTCAAAAGAAACCGTCAGGGTGGTTGTTTTCCCTTTTGCCACCGTACCGGATGTCGGCGTCACCTTAATCGCACTGACCGGCGTAATTTCGCTGCGTTCTTCCGCCACAGAAGGTTTACCCACGTTGGTCACTTTCACCGTACGGGTGATCACTTCCTTCGCCGTTACGGCCTTACCGATACTGCTGACCCAGCCACGGAACACATCCACCGTGCCGTTCGGGAAACGGATTTTATAGGCCCGCACATCCCCGCTTTCAAACCAGCCTATAAGCCCTTTCTGACCTTCTTCTCCCGGTTTCCAGGCCAGCGTAAAACTGGTATCTCCTGCAGACTTCTGCCCCTGCCCGGTCGCAGTCCAGTCCGCGTCTTCATCATCCAGGTAGTTATCATCGTAGGGTTCTGCCGTCATCTCGCCCGGCGTCAGATCCTTTACCTGTGCCAGTCGCTGCCAGTTATCGTCTGACAACGGGTTTGCATAGGCATCACCCTGACCGTTATAAACCCACAGGGTGGTACCGGCACCTTTTACCGGTGCCAGAGGATTTGGTGTTGGCATATCGTCCTCACATCTCGTATGTAATGGAATAAGTCAGATCTGCAGAACTCCATAACGCCATATCGTCATCACGACGATACTCATAGCCCTGCGTAACCATCGTGGTAATCAGTCCTGCCAGTGCCGGGATCGCGGTCATCGCCGGGTAAATCCGGCTTTCCATCCACTGATCAAGCTCTGAATCCGGTACCTGTGCCGGTAAAAACACCTCAATATGCAGCGTGGCCCGCCAGGTATCTGCATCCAGCTCTTCACCGGTATACTCTGCATCCGTCAGATAAACCGCGATCGCAGGAAAATCCTCTTCGTCAAAAACAACGGGGCGACCATCAAACAGCGTCGCCCCGTGTTCATGCTGCTCGAGTGCATCCAGCACTGCGGCACGAATGTCAGTGTGTTTCATCGTTTTATTGCAATCCTCAGTTGTTGTTTCAGCGCGGATGCCAGTTCTTTAGGCAGTCGTTCACGCCGGATACGGTCAACATTCTCATCAAATGCCTGTTTCAGTGGGGCCGCCATCGGGATTTTCACCACATCAATGGGGTAACGGTTTTTCCCGGCCACACGCTGCATGACATGCCAGCGACCATTTTTTAATCGCTGAATAAATGCCCGCTGATACCGATGCTGACCGGCTTTAAGTATGCTGTTCGGGCGACGCCCCGGCATCCTGATCCCCAGCTTAATCACAGGGAGATCACCGCGGTTAACGATAATTCTGGCATTCGGATTTCTGACCGTCGCCCGTTTCAGTCTGGACCGTTCCTTAACCAGTTTCCGGCGAACCTTTGTCTCCCGGGCAACCTGTGATGAAGACTGATTAATCGCCGTTGTGGCCACGCGGTTAATGGCCATTGCTGAAGCCGCCGGAATGGCGTTTTTACGAACCCGGCTCAGATTGTCAATCGCCTGATCAAGCCCTTTTATCGCCATAATTTCACCCTGCGTTTATCGTCGCCGGTTAACTGCCGGTGGTTGCCCACGGTTGAGCCAGAGATAACAACTGCCCCCGTCATCCGGAGAAACACGATCCACCCAGAATGTCTCACCATTAATGGTCAGCGTGTCACCACGCCGCACAGCACGAACAGTATCCGTCCGTACAAATAATGACGGGCAGCTTCCTTCAATACGGACCCCGCCACCGGCAAACCCCAGCGACTCCGGATCGTCAAAAACCCCCTGAACTTCGCTGCCACACTGTGCCCCCGAGGTGAACTGCGCACAGAGCCCCATCACTTCAACAATCGTGCTGTCCACCCCGGCAAGGGCAGCATCAAAGGCATTCTGAAAATCACGCATGCTCAGCCGTTCCGTGCTGTATCATGGCTGTCGCCAGTGGTGATGGCACCAGAACACGCATGCCCCGGTACGTCAGTTCAACGGGACGGCCTGTCTCCGGGCAATACCCCATCACATGCAGGCATTTCCGCACACGGACCGCTTTAACATCATCCGTAGCATCAGTGTTGTGCAACTGCTCACCATCGTCTGTGTGATTTTGCTCAGGCCCGCTCTCATCACCAGGCATAATGCCCTCCCGGGAAGCAGCAAGCTCCTCTTCCCACTCAGACACACGTTGCGCAATATCCGCAGCACTCCCCGACATATCCGCCTCGCGCCCCAGCAGGCCAGCCAGTTGACGAAGACGTTTCTGATTTTCTTCTTTTGTTGCCATATCAGCCCCCTGTGAAAAAAGACACGGGGGCATTTCGCCCCCGCTCACGGATTATTTCACCTGCACCACCACAAACTCATCCGGGTCCGGCAGCACCATCAGCGGTGCGGACTGCGTCATGGTAAATTCACGGGCCGGATCGCCCACGGTCAGCCAGTGTTTCGGGTAACGGGAAGAAGCCACCACACCTTCGGACAACGCCTGCGCATCCTGAATGGCACCGTAACAACGGATCCCATCTGCAGCCGTATTTCCCAGGACCAGCGTGCCCTCCGGCAGATAACGTTTTTCGGTACCGTCCTCTGCCACATAAGACGTTTTCGCCACCACAATGGCCAGATCGCCGTAATACCCTTTGAAAGACACCACCGCCCCCAGGTCTTTCACTGCCGTTTCGAGTTGTGAATTTGAGCCGAGACGGGTATCCAGTTTTTCGCGGAACAGCTTAAAACCATTCAGCAGACGCCAGACAGTACCGTCCATAATGGCAATATTCACAAGACCGCTGGCCTGATCGCAGTAGAGGTCAATATCATGCGTCGGATCAAACGTATCACGGTCCTGCTCAGACCATTTTTTACCGTCGGCCTGCTCAATGTTATTTCCTTCAGAGCGTCCAAAATCCACCTCGACAGTATCAAACTGATCCCCTTCCATGGTGTATTTGCCATACAGCACGGCATTCACCGCCTGCATTTCTTCCACCTGGACAATGGCATGCTCTTCCTGTTTGAGGTTATCGGTGATGATACGCAGACGACGGTAGGCCGGGTCGTTCAGTTGAGCCGGATCTTCACCGGGAAGACGCTCAACCGCCTGCTGGTAATTAAATTCGTGTTTCGGCTTGACGTAGCCCGGACGTAACACGCGGGTTTCACCACCACGATGACGCAGCACTTTTCCTTCAACAACCGGGGAGACATAGGCCGCCACCGGCGTTTTTCCGGTAATTTTGTCCAGCATCACCTCTTCGGTATGGAAATTCACCGTACGGCGGAAAAACAGCTCCAGAAACAGCGCACGAAATTTCACTTTTTGTTCGGTATAACCGAGTAACTGGCGGGTCGTAAACAATCCCATAAATCAGTTCCTTTCATTCAGAAATCAGTCAGGCCACCGCGGTGGCCTGATAACGTGTTACGGCAGCGCCGCGTGACTCAGGGCACTGCCGGCAAAGGCATTTGCCTTTTTGTGTTCATCCACACTGTCAGGCCAGCGGATTGCCTCCGTCGCAAAGGTCCCCGACTTGTAATACGTCAGTACCGTCTCTGTGCCTTCAAGCGGCAGTACCAGTATGCCAACCGCACTACCGGCTTTCTGTCCATCCCAGACCACCAGTTTCCCGGTAGCTTCATCCAGCATCAGGGGCGTCAGTGCCGGTGTTGCCGAGGAAATCCCGCTGCTGCCTGTGGCGGTATGAGCCGGATCATTACCGGCAAAAATACGTACTTCCGCACGCTGTTCAGTGATGGTTTTCGTTACCATATTGTAAAAACCTCCTGTTGATGGTCAGCACTGACTTCATGGCATGGCCATGAGCATTTTCACGTCCGCATCACCGTCTGCTGACGTCTGTGGCACGCCACCCTGTACCGCTGCCGGTGAATGGTTCGCCATGATGCGTTCAAACAGGGCGGTTGTGGATGCAGAGACCGGTTCTGCCTTACCTGATCCCGCAGCCAGCACAGCCCGGGCGCTCTCCACAGTCATTCCCGGGCAGGCAGCCAGCTGTTCAGCCTGCGCCTCAGCCCCTTTTGCCTCATCCAGTGCCATGATCTGATCACGGAGTGAGGGTCCGGCATCCGCCTGCGGTGAAGCAGCCAGGATCGGGCGGGCTTTTTCCACCGTCATCTCCGGCATCGCCGCCAGCGTTGCCGCCAGTTGTTCACGACCGTTCGCTTCTTCACACGCCATAATGCGATCGGCTTCACTCTGCGTGGATGCCACCGGCTGCTGCGGTGCCGCCGCGGCCAGAATCGCCCGGGCCTGTTCAACGCTCATGCCCTGTTGTCCTGCCAGCATCGTGGCAAGCTGTTCACGTCCTTTCGCTTCCTGGCATGTCAGGATCCCCATCACTCGCTGGTTCTCCTGCGCGGCGGCTTCCGTTGCAGTTAATTGCGGCATAGTGCCTCCTCTGACATTACTGTTCAGCGCCGTGGCCATCACACTGATGGCATCCGACGCATTGACTAATTCATCCGCCAGCCCGGCATCAATGCCGGACTGACCTTCAAAAACGGCGGCCTCTGTTCCCGTGACGGCATCAACAGACAGACCGGTAAACATGGCCACTTTTTCGGCAAACATCCGGCGCGCCGCATCAATGCGCTGCTGCATGTCCTGGCGAACCTCTGCCGGTAAGGCTTCAAACTGATTGCCATCCACCTTGTGCGCCCCTGAGTAAATCAGCGTGATATCCACACCGGCCTGCGCCAGATGACCGGCATAGCTGACATGGCTCATCATCACGCCAATGGAGCCGATACGGGATGTCTGGGTAACCAGCCGTCGGGAGCAGGCCGACGCCAGCAGCATGGCTGCAGAACAGGCCGTGTCATTGCACAGTGCCCAGACCGGCTTCTGCTGACGGAGGCGGTAAATCATGTCAGCGCAGTCAAACGCGCCGGCGGCCTGCCCGCCCGGACTGTCAATGTCCAGCAGTACGCCCCGCACCTGGCTATCCGCCATTGCCTGCTGAAGACAGGCGACAATGCCGTCATAGCCTGTCATTCCGGAAAATGGCCGCATACCGCCCAGCCGGTGCACCAGCGTGCCGGTCACCGGCAGTACAGCAATACCGTTCACCACCCGGTAAACACGGGCCGGTCGTTTACCTCCGGCCATGTACTCGTCCGTTTCAGCCAGCATTCCGGGAGCATCAAACTGTACCTGCTGTTGTGGTACCGAAAGACTTGATGCCCCCATCTCGCGCCCGAGCGCGCAAAAGAAAACCCGCGCATAGGCGGGCTCCAGAAGCAGCGGTTCATTGAATGCTGCGGCAATAATGTGTGAAAGATTACGTCTCACGGGGTGTTGTCTCCTCTTCCGGCCTGCGACTCTCCGCTATCTGCTGCTGATACGCCTGCGCTATCCACACCGGACGTGAGAGTCCGGCTTTTTGCCGCTCTGCAGATTCCCCGACCTGCTGGCGGAAAATGTCCTGATAATCCTCGCCCATCAGCGCCAGCTCTTTCTCATACGTGCTCAGTCCGGCCTCAATGCGCATCACCGATTCCTGAACCTCCTTGAGCCCGTCAATGGCCATTCTTCCGGCACCAATCCACTCTGCCCGTGACCAGGCTGATCGCGCCTGATAAAAATCAAAACGCGCCCGTGGCGGACGGATAATCCCCCGAAGAAGTGCCTCTTCCAGCCAGCAGGAAAACATCTGCGTGGCCAGCCGGGCCGCAATAAATTTTCGCCGCCCCATAAAATAGCGCCACGACTCATTGGCAGAGGCGCTGGCACTTGAATAACTGACCTTCGAGTAATCACGGGACAACTGTTCGTAGGAAACGCCAAGACCGGCGGCGATATACCGCAGCAGCGCCTGTTCAAGCGCCGAAAATCCATTGTCTGAATCCTGCGCAGTCTGTAGTTTCAGATCATCACCAGGGATAAGGTGCGGAATTTTGACTCCGCCCAGCGTCACGCTATTCGTGTCATACCAGCTGGAGAACTTCTCCAGAATATTAATAAGCGGATTATCCTTCTGCTCCTGTGGCGCGCCGGCGATATATTCAAAGGCCTTTTCGGTATCAAGTTCACTTTCAATCGTCGCTGCATACATGGCTTTCACAATGGCCGACTGAAGCTGTGTTGCCTGCAGGGAATCCAGCATCTTCAGCCGTTCCATGACGCTGTAAAACTGATTAGCCCCACGGGTCTGCCCGTCCTCCACCGGCTCGAAAATATGCAGCATGGCCGGACGCCCGGTGGGAAGTTCACGCGGGATCCGTTCCCATCGTCCACTCCCGGAGAACGGAAAATCATCCTCACAGATATGGTACGCAACGGCACGGCCATATCGATCGACCTCCACCCCGGCCCGCAGAAAACGGTTCCCCCATACCGTGTCCTGGCGTGTCCACCCGTTTCGGACTCACGGCTTTAAAACGCGTACGGATAACTGCGTGGTTTCCGTATCCCAGACCGGCTGCACAAGATTTCGCCGTTAAACGCATGAACGCCCACACCTTCACCGGATAAATTCCGTG